AATAGTAACATAACTAAAATATTAAAAATTAAAAATTAAAAAACAATGGCAAATCAACCAACAATCACAACAAACTACGCTGGCGAGTTCGCTGGTAAGTATATCGCTGCTGCGGTATTAAGTGCGAATACAATCGCAAACAATGGAGTAACAGTTATTCCAAATGTAAAATACAAAGCTACTTTAAAGAAAGCAGTAGTATCAGGATTAGTAACTGACGCTACTTGTGACTTTACAGACACAGGAGTTGTAACACTTTCCGATAAAGTATTGACAGTTGCAGAAAAACAAGTTAATTTACAACTTTGTAAAACAGCATTCCAACAAGATTGGGAAGCAGTACAAATGGGGTATTCTGCTTTTGATGTTTTACCATCTTCATTTTCTGATTTCTTTATTGCAAAAATATTGAAAGATATTGCTTTAGATACTGAAACTTTCCTTTGGAATGCAACAAACGGATTAGGTAAACTTTTGAAAACTGATGGAGCAACAGTTATCGCTACTCCTTTGACAATTACTTCATCAAACGTTCAAACCGAAATGGCTAGAGTTGTAGATGGTCTCAATGCCGCACTTTATGGACAAGAAGATTTGAGATTGTATGTTTCTCAAAACGTTGCAAAAGCATATGTTCGTTTCTTGGGTGGATTTGGTTCATCTGGATTAGGTGGAAATGGTGTTAATGCACAAGGTAATCAATGGTACCAAAACGGAACCGCATTGAACTTTGATGGTGTTCAAATCTTTGTTGCAAATGGTTTACCTGCTAACACAATGGTAGCTACAACTATATCTAACTTATATGTTGGATTTGGTTTACAAGATGATCAAAATCTTGTTCAAACTATTGATATGGCAGATATTGATGGTAGCAAAAATGTTCGTTTCATTGCAAGATTTACAAGAGGTCTTCAAGTTGGAATTGGAGCAGATGCAGTAACTTACGGAATTGCCTAAATATAGAGAGGGGCGTAACAGCCCCTTTTTTTTACTAACTTTTAAAAATATACATATATGGCTTGTTTAATGACAACGGGGCGTAAATTAGCTTGTAAAGATGCTGTAGGAGGTATTCAAAAAGTTTTTTTTGCTGACTATGGTACTTTAGGAACTGCTACAATTACAGCTGGTATAGTTACTGCATTTAGTGGTACTACTTATACACTTTATCAATATGATGTGAAGAGTGCATCCGGATTAGAGCAAACAATAACTTCAAGTGATGACAATGGAACTACGTTCTATGCTCAATCTTTGACTTTAGTATTGACTAAATTAGACGCTGCTACACAAGCAGAACTTGCTAAATTGATTGCTACAAGACCTCACGTATTTATCCAAGATAATAACGGAAACTATCTTGCAGTAGGAATGACAAGAGGAACAACAACTAACGGTACAATTAGTACAGGAGTTGCTTTAGGTGATTTGAATGGTTATTCTTTAACAATTACAGGAGAAGAACCTTTGATGGCACAATTTGTAACTTCTACTTTGGTAACTTCTAAAATAGCAGGTGGAGCAACACCAACACAAATTACACCTGCATAGGTAAATGGATTGAGATAGCTCGGTCGGAAATAGCACTAACTTCGGTTGGTGCTTTTTTTTTACAAAAGAAATTAAAAAGGCGTTATAATATTATGATTATACTAACAACATCGACATATCAGACAATCCCTATTATACCAATAAATCAAACAGATTTATCAGGGAATGATTTAATATTGGAATTTACAAATGAAACTACGAAAGAAGTTATAAATATAACAGTAAGATTTACGGAATATATAAACGATATTTTATATGTAGGAAATTATATTGTTTCTCAAATAATATCTGATTTTAAAACAAGAGTAAGTCAAGATTTTGGAACATTTGAATCTGAAAGTGTATTAACAGATATTCTAAATAATTTAGATGAAATAACTCCAAATGTAAATTTTAGTATATTACAAGATAATAATTTCTACATTTTAAAGGTATATTTTAACGTGAGTGGAGTAGTTATATACAAAGACAGAGTTTTTGTCACAAATCAACCAAAAATCACATTTACGATTAATAATAACGAATATACGTTGCCTAATATTGATAACAACTATTATAAAATATGAAACGAAAAATAAAAATAGAAACTAAAAAAACGGGAGGTATAGGAGTTGTTAATTTATCAACTTATACATCACCGAAAATAGTAGAAGTAAGAACACAAGATTGGATTGCATACGGTGAAGACAATAACTACTTTGGGTATTTACAAGACAGAATAAACGGAAGTCCTACTAATAATGCGGTAGTAAATGGAATTAGTCAAATGATATTTGGAAATGGAATTGATGCAAAGGATAAACTATTGAAGCCAGAAGAATATGCACAAGCTATGCTTTTGTTTGATGACGAGACAGTTGAAAGACTATGTTATGATTTGAAAGCAATGGGTCAATGTGCGGTTCAAGTTATTTATTCAATCGACAAAACCAGGATAGTAGAATGCAATCATTTTCCAGTTGAAACTTTAAGAAGTGGAAAATGCAATGAAGATGGAGAAGTTGAAAACTATTTCTATGCAGAAGATTGGAACAAAGTAAATAGGTCAAATAAACCTACTGAAATACCTGCTTTTGGTTTTGGTGATGGTGGCGAAGAAATACTTTATATCAAACCTTATAAAACGGGATTTTATTATTATTCTCCGGTAGATTATCAAGGTGGATTGCAATATGCTGAATTAGAGGAGGAGATATCCAATTACCATTTAAACAATATAATGAATGGACTTTCGCCATCGATGTTGATTAACTTTAATAACGGGACACCGACCGAAGATGAACAAAGGGATATTGAACGAAATATACAAAAGAAATTTGGCGGAAGTTCTAACGCTGGTCGGTTCATCCTGTCATTTAATGACTCTTCAAATAATGGAGCAACTATAACTCCGGTACAATTATCAGACGCACACAATCAATATCAATTTCTTTCAGATGAAAGTATGAAAAAGATTATGGTTTCACATAGGGTAATAAGTCCTATGCTTTTAGGAATTAAAGATAATACTGGATTTGGTAATAATGCGGACGAACTACAAACTGCAACAATATTAATGCAAAATACAGTTATAAAACCATTTCAGAATTTATTAATCAAAGACTTCAATAAGATATTAGCTGTAAATGATATTTCATTAAATCTTTACTTTAAAAATCTACAACCGTTAGATAATAATAATGATCTGACTATTGAACAACAACCAACACAACCTACTGCAAATTTAAGTGAACAACCTGGAGAGTTTGATTTGAATAGTTTTGATGGTGAATTAATTGATGACGAATGGGAATTGGTAGATAAAAGAGAATATAATAAAGAGAATATATCTATTGAGGAATGGGCAAGTCAATTAATAAAAGTAAAAGCAGGTACACATTTAGCTGATTATATTACTTCAAAACCAAGTGCTAAAAGCTATTTAGATAAAGACATTTATAAGGTAAGGTATGAGTATGCGGAAAGGTATAAAAGCACTAATTCAAGAACATTCTGTTCTAAAATGATGGGTAGAACAGCTAACGGAGTTGTTTACCGGAAAGAAGATATAGACCAGGCATCATTTCAGGGAATTAATAATTCATTTGGACACAAAGGACAAAATTATTCATTATTTGAATTTAAAGGTGGGGTAAATTGCGGACATTATTGGAATGAAAACCTATACAGACTGAAAACTAAAACAGATGGCACACCTTATGAGGATAAGTCTTTGTCTTCAAGTGAAGAGGTTAGCTCAATAGCTGGTTACAATCCTAATCCAAAAGGATGGGAAAATGCACAGAAAGCACCAATAGATATGCCAAATAGAGGACACCATCCAAACTACAAAGGATAAGATATGACAACACTATTTATAACACCGAAAGACCTAAAATCAAACACTATTTTAAACGGTAACGTTGATACTGATTTATTTATTCAGTTTATCAAGATAGCTCAACAAATGCACGTTCAGAATTATTTGGGCACTAAATTATACGATGCAATAACAACTAAAATAGACACATCAACTTTAACAGGTGATTATTTAGATTTGGTAACAGATTATGTACAACCTATGCTTATACACTTTGCTATGATTGACTATTTGCCATTTGCAAATTATCAAATAAGAAATGGCGGTGTCTTTAAACATCGTTCAGAAAATAGCGAAAGCACTACAAAAGATGAATTAGATATTTTAGTACAAAAACATCGAACCTTTGCAGATTTTTACGCTAAAAGATTTGTAGATTATAT